AATAAAACCAGCCTCTTCTACTAATTGTTTTCGTAAATCCATGAATTCATCTTCTTTCCCTTTAGGTAGACTCATAACCATTATGTCATCATCTCCTAAAACTCGCCTACCGATAGTAGACATGTATAATGGCAATCTTTCCATAATACCATCTTGAATAGAAAGAGATGTCGTTGAATTATTCGCTCCAGTTCCAAACTCACCCGACAAAATTTGATCTAACATAACACGAACAGCTCCTTTCTCAAAGGTAGCATTAGAAAAGGACATCTCTAGTTTCTCAAATAAGTCTACCAAATAATAAACCATATCTTCAGAGAATTTTACCTCCCTGTCTATAGCTTGAAAAACATGCTTAAAAGCTGATATCATATGTTGTCTAAAGTTGGCAAAATTTTGAGTTAAATCGAAGGATGATTTATCACCTCCGACAATAAAATACTCGCCTGTAGCAGTATGTTTTGCCCACCAATAATGGTCGACAAATTCAACTCCAATAACACCACCCATTGCTATGACATCAGTTTGCTTTCTAATAATATATTCATAAATACCTCTAAAGAAGAAAGCTTCCACTACATATTTATATAATGGAACAGCAAAAATAATTCTCTCTTTTCTACCATGTACGGATCTGGAACCTATCTTTCCAGGCATCTCATCGGTTAAACTTTTCTCAAATAGTTCACCATTTAACCATTTTTCAGGATTTTGCAAAAATAAAATTTGTTTATCAGTGAAAGAAGCCAATCTTTCGTTACTTTTTGGATCATCAAACTTTCGTTGTACATTTAATTTTAATTTTAAAGGCTCAACACCTGCAGATTTTGTTGTCATCATTGAATGAATTACGGATAAATATTTCTTATCATTTAAATAATCTTTATCACTTTTAGCTAAATAAGTAAATACTTTCATCCAATTAGCACGCAGATGTTTTATAATAGGCGAATTCTCAGGCACCACTTTCCTTCTTTCCTCCATCGCCTCACCTTGTTCTTTAAGAATAGTTTCAATGTTACCTCTCATGAAACCAGAATAGCCGTCAACTCCAATTAAGAATTGAATTCTTTTGAAGTAGTAATCATTAACTTCAAATTTTAAAGCTTTTTCAAACATAGTTGGAAGAGCGATAAACCCGGCATCTTTAAGTTGCTTCATCTCATCATCAAAACCAGACTTTAAAATAGTTTTGAACACAACTGAATCATTAAACCCTGGTTGTATTGGAATCTTATTTGGCAACTCTTCTAAAGTAAGACAAAAGCCAGAATCACTCATAATCATAAAAGTATTTCTGGTTACATCAGTCATCTTCTTCAGGGACATGTTATTAATAAAAGGATTATTAAATAAATGAACAAAGACCTCATTCATACTAGCTTTGAAATCTAATTCCAATGCACCTTTTGACTCTTGATCATGTAATACTAAAGAGAAAGTTAGACATAAGTATATTCTAACAGGTGCAAAGACATCATTGTTGCCTTTATTTAATTCGAAGTTACCACGAGAATCCTCTTTAAATGGGTCTTTCCCAATTATTGAGAAGTAATCTCTCAAAGTAGCTAAATAAATATCATCGCTACCCTTTGATAACAAGTGAATTAGAATTGAATTCTTAAGCTTAGTAATACCATCAATTCTAATTTCACGTTTAGCTCTCTTGAGATATAATTCTTTCTTTGTACCTGACAATTTAGCAATATCTAATGCAGGTAAGAGAACTTGATCTGGATCGAATTCTTTCGCGTCAGTAAATAAATTTATCTTATGAATTAAGCTATCACCTTCAATTTCACTAATTAAATTACCAATATACTCGAAGTCCTTAGTACTTTTCTGTTGTATATCGAACAATCTTTCTAAATCAGGTTTTCCTTCAAGATAACTTTTAACATAAGGTTCGAATAAATCTGTAATGTTATTCACCTTCTTCTCTGAACTTTGTGGCCCAACAAAGCGAAGAGCAGAATTTGCTAACGATCGAATTCCTTTCAACATTTTTAGAACAAAAAATGCTTACGAGAATAAGGATTTATCCTCACCTATGTTAATACGTTAAATTAATAATTAATTAATTACATATTTCTACGAACAAATTGTCTAGTCTTAGCAATGCCTTTAGCAGCTTGAATACCGTACCATGTTCCTGTACCGAATGGAACGGTGACGCGAATTCCAAAATCTACATCTAAATATAGTGGAAGATGGAAATATAATGCATGTGCAAATACCCCAACTAATGGAGTAAACGTGCTCTCACGTTCGTCTAGGTAGCTTATATTAGTAATTGAATTTGGATCCAAACCATCACAGGTTTCAACTTTCAAATATTTTGAAACATTTGAATTAAAAGAGAAAGATTTATTTTGTCTAATAATCTCTTCAAAAGCACCTTTTATCATACGATTAGCGACAGATTCCGCTTTACCTTTATCCATACCTAAAGCTATTAATAATAATGGAACTTTAGATGGATCAGCTAAAATAGCTGGTTTCAATATTAAGTTAGCTAAATTTTCCCCTGTAATATCTCTTGGAAATAGGGGATCTTTCCTTAATAATTGTGATAAATCATCCAAACCTATCACATTAGGCTTGTATACTCTATTCTTAAATAAATTTAGTCTAGCCCTAATCCAAGGATCTAAGGTAGCTAAATTTGTGTCAATTTTCTTAAATTTAAGTTCTGATATTTCTACTTTAACTCTTGAACTTATGAACCAAAACTCATACTTGTCGTCAGATAACACAGTATTACGCCCAGATTGAGCAGCATCGAATAACCTAATCCAAGCTGGTCTATCCATGACTTCTAAATCACGCAATTTTGACGAACTTTCAATGGCCTTCTTAACACCACGTTGAGCACTCATTTTATATCTTAAGTCACCGACATTTATACCAGTTTCAGCTAACAACAAATCAGCAGCAGCATCTGATGATATAATTCTATCACCATCTAAATGTGAAGACAACCATCTAAGTCCTTCACCAAACTCTTCATGTAATAGATGTTGAGCGGCAGCTTGCTTTTTATCATGGCTAGGTTTATTTAGTATAAATAATTTCTTTAAAGTATTTTTGAAATATATAGGATAGAAGAAAGAAATAAAATCTTGAGACACACCAAGTGGACTGGCAATATTTCTACCAATACCACCAGCTCCAACGGGAACCCACATATAATTAAAATCAATCTTGAAAGCTGTACGATCTTTAAAGTTTAAAAAGACTCTAATTTGATTGAATAATAGCATTAAATACCTCCATAAGTAGTCTGATCTGAAACCACGAGCCATGAACTCTTCTAATGTAGCTGCGAATCCAGCAACTCTAACTATTGGATTGAATGTTTCATTCTGATTCTCAGAACTAAATATGTTTAATAAATAGACTCTTTGAACAAGAAAACCACATCTAAACATTTTCTTTAAAAAGTTACCAAAGTAATAACCTTGTTCATCTTTTGCTATATTTTCAATAAAACCAGCCTCTTCTACTAATTGTTT